AGCAGAGCCGACCTTCAACTCTCGACGTGGGGTAATTACATAGTTACCCTTCGAGTCAGCGTTGATTTCGTCAACAGAGCGAATGTCCCAAGACTCTGGGATGCCGTGACCGATGCGCTCTGGAACCTGAACTAGATAGCACTCGCCAGTAACCTGAAGATTTAGGGCAGCGTCCTTGAGAAGACCTGCCTGACCGCCGTATGCGCTGTCTAGACGTGCGAGAGCACGCTCTGCCGCGGTAATGATGCGCTGGTCGTAGTTTTCGACGCTACGGATAGGAGACGGAGCCTCTGAAGGGTTAGAGATGATTGCTGGGTAAAGTCGAATACGTGAGACAACGCTAGCAACGAGGTTGAAGGCGTATTTGATTTCACCGATTGCGTCGTAATACTCCCACGCTTCGCTCTGCCACATACTCGAACCAGAGTTGCGACGTTGCTTGAACATTTCTGCTTCGGCGCGGTCGCCAATCTTTACCTGAGCAGCGGCCGCGGTAAGTGGGCGTGGGGTGTTGTAAGCGACTGCTTGTGCTTGACCTGCGGTGCTTAGGAAAACTGAATCTGCTGGCAACTGAGGTACGCCAGATAAGTTACGAGGAGCACTAGCACGAAGCCCACGTGTCGGCTGTGAGGTGCTGGCTGAGTCTCGCCTAAAGATGCCCAATTGGACTCCTGTTTCTCTAACGGAACGCTAGTTGTCTAAGCGTGCGGCTATTAAACCTGCAACGGCTGATAATGCGAATGGTAGGGCAATAATTGTCGTTGCTGTAGTTATTATTGTATAGCAAATGGTGAGTAGTGATGCTACCCAAATGCTCATACACCAGTTGCAGGTAAACAAGTAGCCGATTTTTGTGTGGGGCGGTTTCTTTTTCCAAATCCACTCTCGTAGACTCTCGAAAATAACGTCGACGGTAAGCAAACGCGAAATTCTAAACGTCGCTAAGGCAATAATAAGAAGCGGAATCGGTTCGAACATTATTCTGTGGGGTCCTTTATTGACTGAATGGTTCGGTATGGGTTCCAAGAACGTAAACGTGAGCCACAACCGCAGTTTGTGTCCTTTGAGAACGCTAAAGCCTTACCGCTAACAGTAATTAGTCTATAGGTGCCGTCCGTTTGGTCGTGGAAAGTCTGGACCTTCTCCTTGAAGACGATTTGGGCACCTTCGGGGGAGTCTTGGGCAACAATAATCACTTGTTGGCTGTCGATGTTCATCAAAATAACGCGAGTAGTGCCAACGTAGAACGCTCCTTCTTGGTGCGGATGTGAATTGAGCGCGTGGACGTCGGTGAAAACGTTCGGAGGGGCTACTTGAACGTGTGCTGGGAAGATGTCGACTTCGATTTTCACTATTTTCCTAATCTGCGAGCGATTGCTCGGTTGGTAACGTTGGCTGCTTGAGCAATTTCGGCGATTTTGACGTCTTTTTCGTAAAGAGAGCGAATAAGTTCGTTGAATTCCTCGTTTGCTTGTCCAGATAGGGACGTCGACGCCATTCCACTACGGTATTGACGTGCGAGCGGGGCTAATTCTGCTAGACGTTCTTGGTCTTCAGCGGAAATGCCTGGCGAAACTGGAGTTTTGCGCTGATATCCACGCGGTGGACGTCCGTCGGTATCATCCCAAGGGGTCGGAACGATGGCGTTGAGGGCATTTGCTGGTTTGTGAGCGGTCTGAACCCAATACTGGACGGTGGAACGTCGGATTGGGGGAGTAAATGCGTCCCCAATCGCTTGAAGAGTCCATCCAGCCTCGAAAAGTTGCTTTGCTCGCCAATTACGTCGGTACTGGGACTTCTTGACTTCATTGAGAAGGTCAACTTCGCTCTGTGGGAGGTTCTGCTCCCTTGCATAGTCTCTTTTCATAATGTATAGGTTATCACCTCTGTACGGAAACGTTATTTTTTGAAAAATCTGGAGCGGGGTTATAGGGATAGGGGCGTCGACTAGAAATGGACTGAGGGCTAAAAGTGATACATTATCGTTTTTTGACTTTGGCGTGTGAGTCGGGAGTCCTTATATTCTAGGACTCGTCAAATTGTTTCCGAAAGGCAAAAAATGCCGCCAAAAGTGCCGTTTTTCTGCCGCCTGGAGCCTAAAAAAGGCAAGGATAGAGCATTTTCCATGCATTTCTGCTCGATGGAGCATCAGATGAGTGCTTCGAGTCATGTGTTTAGACATAGAAGTAGACAAAAAGCAAGTGAAAGTAGTCATCTAAGTAGCCTAGGCAGCCTAGAAGTAGCCTAGAACAAGCCTAAAAGTGCCTGTTTTAGCCTCCTGGGAGCCTCCCTAGGACCTCCTCTGGGCTGCCTTTCTGCCTCTAGCCAAGGGTGTGAGTTTTGCCATGACTGTCTGTCGATGTCCAAATTTCAGGCTTCTGGGGGAAATCGAGTGCCCACCTATGAATTTATAGACAAACTTGTTGCTTCTAGGTCTAGATAGCGGGCATCTGTAAATCCACCTAAATAAGTGCTTGACAAACGTCTAGATAGTTGCTAAATTTTTCTATGTCAAGAAGACAGCAACAGAAAGCAGGAGCAAATGGCTAAAGTCATCGGCACGTACCACGGAGTCACCCTAGGCACCACCGCATCAGGGGAGATTGCCCGCACGTGCTCAAGATGTAATGGCTCTGGATTGTGGGGTCGAATTTATAACTTCGGAACCGCACTCAACTACACCTGCTTCAAATGTAATGGAGTTGGCTTAGTTGGTAAGTCCTATCTAGACCTACCTACCGCAATCGCCCACTGTGCTCAACTGGAGAAGAACCGCATCAAGGCTCAAGCCAAAAAAGAGGCTAAGCGACAGGCAGGTCTTGACGCTTGGAAGGAAGCCAACAAGGAAATGCTTGAAGCAGAGGCTAAGGCTAAGGCTGAACGTAAGGCACAGCGTGATGAAGCCAATGCTAAGGCTCAGTGGTTGGAAGGCTCTGTCGGCGATAAGGTTTCTTTCTCAGGCACCGTAAGGAAGGCAATGTCCTTCGAGACTACCTACGGCTACAACAACACTACCGATGTGCGAATGTTGATAATCGAGGCTGACGGCAACTGCTCTGTAAAGATGACCACCTCTTCGGCTTGGGCTTTCGACCTCAATGAGGGCGACGAAGTTACTATGTCCGCAACCATCAAGGACTTCTCTGAGTTCAATGGTGGCAAGCAGACTGTAGTCAAGTCACCCCGCATAAAGAAGTTAGAAGAAATCGAAGATTAGGACTTGACAAACAAATCCCTATCCCCTACAATTTACTTAGTGACATAAGAGACACACTACAAGGAGGTCAAAATGACTATCTCTAAAGAACACTTGGAGCGACCAGTCAATCCATCAATGCCTAGACTGGCTTGGTCAGAGATTCTGCCTAGGCTTTGGCAGGGCGGTACCATCGACCAATGGGCACCGCAGACTTGGATTGATGGGCGACTAGAGAAGGAGCCACGCTTTGATGGGCGACGAGTTCTAAAGCGTTCCATCACAACTGAAGACTTTGATTCGGTCTATACGTTCTACGCAGACGCAGAACCAGCAGACTGGTTTGTCAAGGAGATTCGCTACCCGTTCTATGACACCGACATCTCAGGTGCCCTAGGCAATGTAGAAGACGAATTGATGGACCTAGTTCGTATGGCTCACAAGGATTGGGTCAACGGCAAGCGAGTTCTGATTCGTTGCCAAGCAGGTCTAAACAGGTCTGGTCTGGTTATGGGTCTAGTTCTGATTCGCGCAGGATACAGCGCAGAAGAAGCACTACACCTAATGCGTAGTGGACGTAGCGAGTGGTGCGTATGTAACAAATCGTTCGAGCGTTACCTACTCAATGTTGACCCAGAAATCTGGCGAAACTAAAATCCAAAAGACAACCCGCACTGAGAAATCAGGGCGGGTTTCTTTTTATCTAATCTTGAAGATGCTGCTCTTTAGGTCAGGCATCTTACGATGTGCCAATGACTTAGCAGTAAGTTTGCCACCAACGAAACCAGCAGGCGGTTTGATAAGCAAGGCGGTAAGTGCGTGAACCAATGCGTCCACTCGGTCAGGCGACTTCCCTTCTCCTGGTATCCAAGAAAGCATCTGAGATTCTAAGTCTGGCAAGTAGCCAATGTGGTGAACACGTCCCTGCTCATAAGCAAGAGTCACAGGCTCAGCGCGCAAAGCCTTTCCGTATTTAGAGTGAACCTCTAACACCTTGATGTTTGGGTCGATAGCGTTGATAGCATTACGAACCAGCGCGCCACCCTGGTTGACCTCAGCGACAACAGGGCAACCCCACTTGCGAGCCATAGCCACAACCTTGTTTGCCCAGACATCAGGTGAACCGTGAATAGAAGCATCTTCCAGAACCCACGAGTGTCTCTTGTACAAGTCGCGCTCGCCAGTAGAAGACACAACTACGATGCCACACTCGTCGCGAGGATTCTCAGCGACGGACGGGTCGACTCCAATAATTCTTAGTGGAGTATTTTGTGGTAGTGCGTGCTCGCGATAGTTCTCTAGGAGTTCCTCTGTCCACAGCGCGCCTTCAACAGCATCGAGCATCTCACCATAAAGTTCCTGCTGTGCCAATCGAGTTCCAGCATAAACACCAGTGATGGCATCTAGATAAGCATTAGACAAGTTACCTGAGTTGTCCATCGTTGAACCACGAGTGATGACGACTCGACCAGACTTGCTTTCCTCGATAAGTTTATAGAGTAGCGGCACACGCTTAGGCGTGGTGGTTACTACCATCTGAGGGTTAGCACCAAGACGGGTACCAACACGAAGGTTGTCAAAGGCAGTCATACCAGCAGCATCTGGAGTCTGTCTCCAAGCAGCAATCTCATCGCCCCAAGCGTGAGTAAACTGTGGACCACGAAGTGAGTCAGGCTCATCGGCGGTAAACGCAGTTGCTGTGTTTCCGTTCGGCCACGTAAGGCGACGCTTAGACGGCTCATAGAGTGGACGCTCACTTGGTGGCGAGACATTCAGAATTCCAGATTCACCTTCGATAATAACGTCACGTACGTCGGCAGCAGTACGAGCGACCAGAGCAAAGCGTCGCTGACCAGTATTAGTAAACTTAGCCTGCTCTCGAACCCACTCGGCTGCCAATCTAGTCTTACCAAAACCACGACCAGCCATTACGAGCCAGATGCTCCAATCACCTTCAGGTGCGTGCTGCTCAGGTCTACCCCAAACGGACCAGTCCCAGAGCAAAGCATCAGCGTCCATTCCAGATAAGACGAGTGCTCTCTCATCTTCAGGGAGTTCAGCAATCTGCTCCATAATACTTTTAGCCATAGGACTATCATTCTACCGTAAAAGAAAACCCCGCCACTTGGACGGGGATTTCTAGTTTAGGAGACTCGATTCTCTTTTCGAATAGGTCGATAGACCGCCGAAGAAGATTCATTTGGAGCAGGCATATACCCATAGCGAGTCAACCGAAAGCGTAGTGCTGAAGGTGACAGTCCAAGAATGTTGGATAGTCGATAGATGCTAGTTCCTTCTAGTCGCGCCTGATTTACCAAACGGGTGTATTCCTCTGCCTCGGCACGGAACCTCGACGAGTTCGAGCGAACCTGCTGTGCCTTAGGCTGTAGTGCCAAAATCTGAGCGACCAGTTCTGGTGACGGGTCCTTGTAAACCTTCTTCGTTCGAGGCTCGACAATTGGTGGAGTTGGTACAGGCATAGATTCTGCCACCCCAGTACCAGACTGAGGCATCTCACAAATCTGACGCACGCGCTCGCGGGATACACCAATCGCGTCAGAGATAGCCTGTAAGGTCCAGCCTGCTGAACGCAAGTTCCTCACGTAATCATCGCGAACCTCGCTATTGCTGACTGACCCCAGCAATGTTGTTATTTCTGGAGGCAACTTCACTAGCCGCTTCCTTACTTTCGTAGTCATTTAGTTCCTTTCGTTGTTATGTAACTAAATACAGGATAGGTGCTTCTTTGTGAAAACGCAAGCCTTGTTTGCTGCCAGAGGACATACATGGAAAAACCACTACCCTTGCCTAGAGCATAAGAAGAAACCCCCGCACTCATGCACGGGGGTTCGCTTCTGGTTTAGTGGCAGTCGCAGTCGCAGGTTCTCTGCTCCCGCTTCTCTGCTCGCAATCTCTTGCGCTCTTCGATGAGGTCCTTAGCCTCAGAGTTGAGAACACGCATACGCCTAGCCCACTCAGTCAGAGGGTCAATGCTGATACCAGCAAGTTCCTCAATCCCCTGAGACCTAGCGAGTTCATATCCAGACGATGACTGCTCTCGGCTAATCTCACCCAGTCGCTCGCTAATCTCTTCGATGCGAGTCTTGATGTCAGTAATGTCCATTACTTCCTCTCCGTACCCAAACCTTTTGGTTACGAGATAACATTAGCAAGTATTTGGTGACAAGTCAAGCGACACGCATTACGGGATTAGATTTACTCCAGCGTCCCCTTCGAACAATAACTTCAGAGTCTCGGCATCAATCAATCCGACTTCTGGTAAGTTCTTCGACTTACGGAAATCTTCGATGGCGATTTTAGTTCCATCTCCTAGCCAACCATCTTTATCCAAAAACGCAGAGGTGAACCCAAGTTCATTCAATCTACGCTGAAGGTGATGAACGCTTAGTGACTTCTTGTTCAGTTGGTTCTTGTAAACCATCGCAGCGAGTGATACGTCATCTACTTCCTTACCACTTACGACGGCAGCAGTTGCAGGCTTCGGCAGCGACTCTCGAACCTTGTTGATGTCCACTGGATACGCATCTTTGTATCTCCGCGGCTGAAGGGGTGCTTGGTTTTCCATGTATGCTACCTGCTGCTCTTCGAGAGGATAGCAAAAGAAATTGATGCGCCAGCGAAGGCGAACACCAACTCGACTGACGACGGTGAAACTAAAGCAACAATCACGGCAAGTACAGTGAACACTACTGACAGCACAGCAGTCCAGATAATGTCACGCAGCCTAATCAACCAACTATTCATTTTCGTTTCCATCTTTCTTATTAGGTAGAACCACTCCAAGCAGGGGCATAACTCCCTCTTGCTCTTCTTCTAAAAGTCTCTTCTCGACTTGCTTTTTATCGGCAACCATCCAAGCGGAAAGGATTACCAGCAGCAGTCCAAGGATTACTAGTCCAGCATAAAACTCAATCATCGTGATGCTCGCACTTTCTGAATTCCTTTTCCACTGACTTGCGATACAAGTGGAAAGTAAATAAAAGGGTGCCCAAAAGAAAAACTGCCCACACTCCCACGCCTAATAATATGGCGAGGAGCATGAGCAGTAATTCTATATTCATAGTTCTATTCTATGATACAAAAACCTTCTCATTGTTTTCGTCGTAATACCAAACTACGCAGGTGTCTGGCTCTCCCTTAGCGACAGGGCAATAGTCCAAGCCAGTGGAGGTAGCACTTGAGTGCCACCTGTTCTCTTCCCATTGTTGTCTAGAGCCGTAACCCTTCTCCAAGAATTTGGTGTGTAGCCAGTAGTCGTTGTGTAGAGATTGACTTACGCGCTCTCCACATTCGCTACACTCACCAAACCAGAGAGAGTTGTCCTTTCGGTACCCATCCTCAGGGTTGAGAACCGAAAAGTTACTTCCGATTCCCTGCTCCCTAATCTCATTGATGTCTGGCATAGTTCCTCCTACTTCTTTGTCCCATTGTAAATGTCACTTACGACATTTGCCCAGACGCGAGGTGTGTGAGTGTGAGGCTGATAGCCACCAGCACCACCAATCAACACGCGACCATCGGCATACTGATTAGCCCACTCTGCTACCTTCTTCGCAGCGTAGTGATAGCCATCGTAGGTATACTTCAAGCCCCAGTGCTCGCCCTCGTGTCCATCTGCTCCAGTAGCCAGAAGAATCACGTCAGGTTGATACTGAGCAACTTTCTCGCCAATCTGGTCGATAGCCCACATGAAGGATTCATCACCCTTGCCCTTGACCAAGTTGTAGTTGTACCAGTGCTCGTCGGCATTTGAATACTCATAGTCACCAAATCCCTCCATCTCACGCAACCAAGTGTTTGAGTGAGTTGGGTAGATTCCGTGTCCGTGGATTGAGAAGGTAGGGATGTCGGTATCAGCCAACAAGTTCTGAACACCATCTCCAGCATTAACATCCCAGTCGATGTAGAGAGGCTTCAGCCCCTGCTTCTTGAATTCCTTAGCAGCCCAAGCCATGTCATTGAAGACGCAGAAGCCTTCGCTCCAGCCCTTCTGTGCGTGGTGCTTTGCGCCCTGAGGATTGAAGGCGACCTTAGTTTGACCAGCCAGCATCTTCTCGACTAGGCGAACAGTTCCTGTAAACATCTGGAAAGCAATCTTTCCGAGTTCAGGCTTACCTTCTTGTCCATACCACTCGTTAGAGATTCCATCGTCGATGACCTCAGCCACATAGTCGGCATAGTGGATAGACTCCACCTTCGCTCGGTCCCCATCCAAAATGGTAGGCTCGATGACCTCAATCTCCGATGAGCCAATCTCGTTGAGTAGGTGAGTTACAGCAATCTGAGCACGCACTGGATTAGTTGGGTGTGAGCCATTACCTGAACCCAACTGCCAGCCTAGGTAGTCGTCGCTATAAGCAATAGTTAGTTTGTTATTCATTCTGTCCTTTCGTCATTGATAAAAGTATAAAGGTCGCGGCGCTTCTTGTCAAGCCCGCACTACATGGAAAATCCAGGCACCCTTTGGCTTATGCTTTAGTCCTCGAAGTCAAAGTCCAAATACTCTTCGTGATAGTTCAAAGAACCAGCATAGAAAATGCTACTGAACCATAGCAATCCACCAATGACGGCGAACAGCGACAGCACGGCAATCGCAAATACTACAAACATAATGTGCCTCTCTTTCTTTAAACACCAAAGCCTCTAGAGTTTTATTCTAGAGGCTCGGCGTTTTGTGATTTAGCCCTCAGGCGACTCTTCCGCGAAGAAAGGCTCTGGCTGAGGAATGAGGGTATTCATCTTCTCGATGAATCTATCTGCCTCGATGGTGTTTGAGTCAAGTAGTAGTTGGTCTACACCTGAGTAAGTATTGGCTCGAATCTCGGCAATCTTCTTTTTGAAGGTCTCTGCCATATGAATAGCGAATGATGCCTCCATCGGGCTGAACTCTGTTGACGACACTTAGTGCTCCTTGTTTAGTTTCCGCATAGCATCTCTTGTTGCTATGTAATTATTATAAATAACTTTTCTCAGAAAGTCAAATAGATTTTTCAGTGGGCGTGTCGTCTTTATGTGGCGACCACCCATCTTGTCGTAAGCGTGGAATGAACGCCATTGTCCTAGTCTGAAGACGGCGTGTCCGAATCTGGCTACCCAACTCCAGAAGTTGTATTTGGCTCGGTAATAAGTCTTGAATCTGTGCTTAGTCATTGAACTCGTGGTCTTCTTCCCATTTGTCCGAATAAGCATTGATGAAGCCAACTGCCACCCAGCAGGCGGCAACTACAACAAGCGATACCCAGAACATGGTCATCGAGTTGGAGATAATAATCCCGCCAAGCCCGATGATGAAGAACATGGCAATAGCAATACCCTTTAGTATGGCCACGACTGCTTCGGCTGTCCCTCTTGTCATTTTGTCTCTTTTCCTTTTTTGTTTAGAGGGTTGTTATGAACCCATTACCATCATAAGTCAATCCTGTGCGAATTTCAAGTTGACTCTGTAGCGTGGCGTACAAGAACATAGCCTCTGTCTCGTTAGTCAGGTCCTTCAGGCTCTTCCCGCCTTCCTCGCTGTTGAATAAGAAATCCAAAGCAAAGAATAAGTTGAACAATTCTTTGTCCGACAATTCTGATGCCAACTTAGTTGACTCGGCTCCAGCAGCCATGTATTCGCTAGCAACTCGGTTCACCATAGAAATGATGGTGTCCAAGTCCATGTTCACGAGGTGTGGGGTCTCTTTAGACTCTACCTGTGCTTCTTTTTCTGACATCTTGACCTTTCGACTTATTTATTGTAGCAGTAAACGATGACTCGCATACATGAAAAACCTTCCACCCATTAGGGTAGGAGCGGCATGGCTCCTCCCTAAACGAGTGATGCAAACTTGGCAGCAGACTTACTCTGTACCAGTGCGCGCTGTTCTTCGACTGATGTCCCCCGCTTGTGTGCCAAAGCAGCCAGCACAATCTCGTGGTTCTGCTGACGCTCTTCCAAATCGGCGACCAGCCAATCCTTACCAGCGTACTGACCCATCCAGTAAAGGTTATCTACTGCCCAAGTCTGTGCTGTGCGCTCTGTCTTGATGGTCTGGCGGTACTTGCGTTCCTTGATGGTGAGCGGAGTTCCATCTGGGTTCGTGATGCCAGCAGCCAACTGCTTAGCCTCGCGAGCCTTCTTCTTAGCCTCACGCTCTTCGCGAGCACGAGTCTTCTCTGGGTCTTCCAACTGCGACTTGCGTAGAAAGTATTCGCTTGGTGCGTCTGGGTAGCAAATCGAGCAAGCAGCCTCGCCAGCAAGTTCGGCAATCTTCATTCGGTCTTCACCTGATAGGTTCGGCAACCAAATGAATCGAGTGCTGTCAAAGCAGGTGGTACAAGACATAGATGAGTGAATGTGCCCATTGGCGTTAGCCACGATGAACGCGCGAGTCCAGCCTGTGTAGAGTTTCTCAATCTCAGCAATCTCGGCGATTAGTTCAACAAGTTTGTTTTCCAACTCGGCGACGCGAGACTCGGCACGCTCCTTGCGAGCCAAGTTAGTTGCGTAATACTTCTCGGCAAAGCGCACTTCCTGCTTAGCACCTGCCACAGAGATTCGTAGGTCATACTTCTTGTCATAGAGTTCCGCGAGCGCGGTATCAATCTCAATTGGGGTTTCGAGTTTCATCTCTTTGTCCTTTCGTCTTTACTAGATTAGCATCAGATTTTTTATCTGTCAAGTATCTAGGGTGGTGAATTTTCCATGCTGTGCCTAGATAATTTTTTAGCCTCCCTACTTTCTTTCGATTTCAGGAGGCTAGGTGGTTCTGGTTATCGGCTCTGCTTTCGCATTGGTCGAGTCTTCTTGATTTGCTTTACGGCGTATCCACCTAAAGCAAGACCACCAACGATGAACACGAGCGAGACCAGCATCAACGAGTCCCGCATTAGTTTTTACCATTCACTAGAGCATCAATCTTCTCCCAGAAGATAAAACCAATTGAAGATACAAACGCAATCAGCCAGCCATTTGACCAAGCACCCGCCACATCGGTAGTAGGCTCTGCGCCTAGTCCAACTAGCATTGCGTATCCAAGAACATAGGCACCAGCAATCGCAGGTGATAGAGCAATCGAAACTACTGCTCGGCGAATTACATACTTCATAGCATTTCTCCTTTTGTCGTTGTATCTGCTACATCTCTAGTATGTCAACACGCCTAACATTTGTCAAGCGTGTCGGCAAAGATTTTTTAGGCGTGGTAGTAGTCCCAGTTTCTGTCGCGCAGTTCCTGCTGTGCTTCCCAGTAGCAACGAGCGCACGAGTCGCTGTCGCCATCTTCGTAGTCCACGCTGGTCTCTTCGCAGTATTCGCACCACTTGGTCTCGGCGTGAGTGAGTTCTCCCTTTGGGGTCTCTGGGCACTTCTCTTCGGCATTGAAATTTTCCTGCTCGCAGTAGTAGCAGGTTGCTGGCTGTCCATAAGTCATTTGTCTTTTCCTTTCGACTTACTTCACTTTATCTACACCCACCGACATTTATTTTTATCTCCATCTCGGTGTTATCAAAATACTAACATCAACCACAGACATTTGTCAATAAGAAACCCCCCGCGTGTTTTGGTCGCGAGGGGCTTCACTCAATCGGCAAGAGCACTTCCATCTTATAAGGGTGCTTGGTTTTCCATGTGTCGTCGCAGCAAAAAAAAATCCCCCCGCGTTTGCGAGGGGACTTTTCTATTTATTAGTTCGACTCTATGTGTCGAATGAATGTGATGGTGCTGTTTTTGAATGATGGGTCATCGAGCGCGATGATGGAAGTGGTTGTGCCCTTCCTAAATCCCGCGTGAATAACTTTTCCATCTCCAATGTAGATAGACGAGTGGTAGTAAGACTTCGAGCCTTTATAGCCGAATACCACAATGTCGCCAACCTTCGGGGTTCTCACCTTTGTTCCCGAATTACCTTGCTTGGTGGCTGAGTGCTCTACTGCTACCCCTAGTTGTTCGTAAGCCCAATAGACCAACCCCGAACAATCCCAACCTGATGGTGTGTGTCCTGAAAATACATACCAAGTCTTTCCAACTCGGCTCTTCAGTTTCTCGACAACAGATTGAATTTTTTCGGTGTTAGTTTGAAGTTCTCGTTCGACCTGTGCCTTAGCGAGCAATTTGTCTTGCTCTGCTAAATACATCGCTTCAATAATTCCAGGCTCTTTGTCGGTGCTTGGATTGAAGATGTCGAGAACGTTCGTTCTATCTTGCTGATTAACAACAGATTGAGTTTCCACACTCTCTGTCGTTATGTCGCTTGCGCCCGCGCTCTCTCCATACGGATAACTTCCCGTAAATAGAGATGTAGTCACGAGTCCTATTGCTAGCAACCATTTCATTAGGCGACCTACCTTTCCAGAGTTTAAAACTCTTATCTTTTCTTGGTCGTTGTTTGTCTTGGTTCTCCCAAATCGGTATTCAGTTATCTTTTCAGTTTAGCCTATGAACCTGCTAAATCAAGTGTTTGCTTGACTCTACCTGTTGATAGATAAAGGCTTCCGCATCTGCCGAAATACCCATAGTTTCGCCATTTCCATCAGTTCCACCTGTAAATACAGCATTTCCTACTATAAAATCGGTGTTTCCAAAAAAGTGTGCCCAGATTTTGGTTGCTTCGGCGTTAATTGGTAGGTTATTGAGTTTTCCTTCTTCATTGACCCAAATAGTCAAATCGTCGCGGAAATCTATTGCCTGAACCCAACCACCAACGGCGCGCTGAAGGTCTCTAAGTGCGTCTGCTCTATCCAAGTCCATCTCTGTGAAATTTCCATCAACATTTAGAATGATTGCTTTACGCATCTTAGTTCTCCTTCTTCGCGTAGTTCATAACTAGTGACTCTGTGTCGGCATCTAGACCGAACACCTCACTAAAAGTTGATTTACCTGTGAAGACAACTTCCCCGTAAAAGAACGAGTCAATCTCTCCCCTGTGCGATGTGTAGATTTCGTTTGCTAATGGGTTATAGCCCGCGTTCTCATCGTCGGTAAATACCCACATAGTAAGTGAGTCAGTAATGTCGTATTGGTTTGTGTGGCTCGCTAGTTTGATGGACAAATCAACGTGTGAAAGTTCCTGCTTCTCTATCGAGTTATCTGGTCTAACAATCAGTAAGTTTTTCATAACTTCTCCTTTCTTCTTTTTGTCAGGCTCTAATAATAAACAATAAAATAATTTATGTCAAGTCGTTTTGATAATTGGATAGCCAAAGTTTTTTAGGGCAGTCTCTTGGTCGAAATCTAGTCGGCGATAGATACTGAGCCAAGTTGTAGGTTCGCCCTTCTCGTCGCAGATAAAGATACAAGTTTCTTCGTTCTTCCCAATCGCAGTTCTTGCTGAAGAAACTAAAACATAATTCCCCGCGTGCTCGCCTTCCCCCACCAAATAGAACAACGCGCTGAGTCGGTGTTCAGCCACAGATATGAGATTTACGAGGTGAGCGGCATTGGGGTTCATCTGTAAATCATAACCTCGATGATGAATTCTTCGATACATAGAAAAAAGCATAACGACTACATGGAAAATCCATCACCCTCTATCCAGCGTCGCGCGGCCATGGCAAAAAAAAAAAACGGGGTCGAACTTTCGCTCGACCCGCGTTTTAGTTTCTGGTTTATTGAACGGCGTATTCAACGACTCGCTGAACTTCGGCGTTTAGTTTCGCTAGGTTCTTCTCGGCATCTTTGAATGAACTGAAGAGATAGATACCTGCTCTGGTTTCGGCGATGGTATCCAAGTCGCAAGCGATACGAACTCGCTCAGCAGTCTCTGGCGATTTGTCGGCGACCAACTTCATTGCTAGGTCTAGAACTAAACCTTTTGCCATCTGGCTCATTGTGTTCCTTTCTCGAACACTTCTATTATTATAAAAGTTTCGGCGTATGTCAAGTTGATTGTCGGCGTGTCGCAAATTATTTTTTGCGTGGTCGCCCGCGCTTGCGAGCGATGTTGCTACGAATACTTATAGCCTGTGGAGCGAACCAAGAATCCAATTCATCGGCGTTGAACAAAACTACTGCTTGCTTAGTGTTGTTGGTGCGAGCAACTTCATTTGGTCGCGTCATCGCGAACTCGGCGTTATTTACATAGTGGCGAGTGACTGCTTCGCTGATGTCGTATTTCTTTGATAGGTCTTTGTATGACCAGAGTTGCTTACCATCGGCGTAGTAACTAATTCTCTTTTCTAGTTTCATCTTTTGTCCTTTCTTGAACAAAATAATTATGGTAGCAACCAGCGACATTTGTCAAGAATCACATACAGAGTGTTGATGGTTGCGTCGCGGCGCAGCGCATGGCCGAAGACGCGGCGCATGGAAAAACCGCCACCCTTCACCTGCACGCACGGCAAAAAAAGAAAGCGCCCGCATTTCTGCGAGCGCCTTCAGGTTTTTCGATTATCGCTTCAGGGTTGCCAAAGCGAGTTCGAATGATGCGCCATGTTCGTCGTGACTTGAGCGAACACAGGTTAGCGACTTACCTTCAAGCGCGAAGCGCAGGGTAAAGTCCCCATTAACTGAGAGCGAGTGGATTAGGTCTTCTGGAGTCGTGATACCACGAACTGTGATGGCATCCCAATTCACGCGAGTCCCACGAATCTCGATTGGAGTGTCCCACTCGATTCGATTAGCCTTCATCCAAGGCGCGATGACGCAGGTTTCCAAGAGTTGCTTCTCTTCTTCCCAGCATCCATAGCAAGCGTCGCTTGCTGAGTAAGTGTCTGTATCTAAGTCATAGTCTTGACAAACGCAAGCGTTTGTTAGTTCGAAGACTTGCTTCTCTAGAGTTGCCATCTTTTGTCTTTCTTTGTTGTTTGGTTTCTATATTCAGTTATGTAATTATGTTAGTCATAAATAAATAATCTGTCAAGCGTGTCGCACAAATTATTTTTTATCTTTTTTCTGCGCTGCGAGCGCAGCCAACTCATCAAAATTATGCAGCGAGCGCGACTCGAAGCGCAGCGACTCGACGCTGCCTAAAGGCTAAGGCTTTTTCCATGCGCCCTGAGCGCAAGAAAAACAAGAAGCCAGGTCCTGGATGCCAGGCGCAGCCAAGCCATTTATTGCTTAGCGAGGCTAAATTATTGAGGCAGCGCAGCGAAGGCTCATCTATTACTTAGTAATTAGCGCAGCGAAGGCGAAACATGATGGGAATTTGGAGAAATACTCGACGCAGAGAGGAAAAAGCGTGCATGGAAAAACCAAGACCCTTCGCCAGATTTCAAAAATTGCATTTTTGTCCTAAAAAGTCAAGTCTCCCTAAATCCATAAAATCCAGCAATATTCGTGCGTTTGAGCGTAAAAATGCCTAAAAATACGCTTTTCCTTTGCTTTTTATTTCTGCTGCGTGTTTTTATTGCTGCTTCGCAGCAATCCTTACGCTTTTCTTCTCTTCCGGACAAAAACGCCAAAAAAGGCTATCCGTCAGCATTTTTCGACTCCACCATACGAGTCTGCGAAAAAGGCAAGCCGTCAGCACTTGTGCGTATAAAGCGCTTGCCGTCATTTCTAAAAAGGCAAGCCGTCAGTATCTATTAGGGCGAGCCGTCAAAAAGGCGAGCCGTCAAGTCCCGCTCGTCTGCTTAAGGCGAGCCATCAAAAAGGCGAGCCGTATCCGTATTGCCCGTGCCGTCAATCCGTTAAAGACAAAACCCCTAGCCGTTGCTAGGGGTCGTGCCGTTGGGGGTCGGGGGAGATTACTCGGTGGCGAGAGCCTTCAAGAAGTCATACTCGCTGGTGGTTGCCAATGCTTCATAAGCCTTAGGGAATTGCTCCTTGAGAGCCTTGGTCGAAACATTGGTGCGAGTGCGGTGTTCGATACGGAACGCAACTACGCCACCAATGGTGGCTGCTTCTGCTCCGCCAAGAGCGGCACGAAGGATTGCTTCTGCTTCAGCCTTCATAGCCTCAGCCTGGTCAGCGAGAGCCTTAGCCTCGTTGAATTGCTTTAGGGCGGCACGCACTTCTGCGTTGAACCCTAGTTCTACTTTGTTTGACATGATTTCCTTTTGTCATTAGTGGTTGTTTGATTTCTGTATTCACTTGTTATTTAGTTATGTGTATATATTAAGGGCTACCACAGACATTTGTCAAGTTCATTTGCCCTATTTTCCAAAAAATCTTTTACAAACTTTTTGGCAAGTTTTTGTAGATTTCCTACAACTTGGTCTGCTCGTCAAAAGTTAGAGCAAATAGTTCCTCAAGTTCGGCAATCTCGACTTCGTCGCTCGCTGCTTTGAAAATCTCAATTGAATTAGAAATGCGAGAGATTTGGGAGAGAAACTTTCTTGGTATTCTCGCTCCTTTTTCTTCGGCACTCTTAATGGTCTGCTTTCCCACTTCTTCCACGCCAGCAAGAATATGAATAATGTGGTCAATGGTTTCAAGTGGAAGTTCAATTTTGCGCTTTAGCATTTTTGTCCTTTTGTATTTTTGGTTTCTGTATTTAGTTATAGCAATATGTTAGCGACCACCTACGACATTTGTCAAGCACATTAGCAAACTATTTTTCGGCGAGCGCCGCGAGCGCGTCGAGCGTCAAGTGCATGGAAAATTGGCGACCCTTTGGTTTTTACTCGACGCATCAAAAAATTGGCAGCGACGCGGATTTTTATTAAAAAGAAAACGCCCCACCATTTCTGGTGGAGCGTTTCTTGGTTGCTTAGCCTAGTAGCCAGCAAGAGTCGCAGTAGCCATTGAGAGCGTTCCAAGCAACAATGTTGTCGCCCGAAAGTTCGTTCTGGCAGAACGATGAAGAGCAAGTAGCGCACTTCGTGGTTTCCATCTAAATCACCCCCAAGTGATTTTTTAGTGTTTGGTTTTCTTCCCTATTTAGTTGTAGTTCTATAATAGTCCCTAGCGCAGACATTTATAATAAACGACACGCAGATTTGTATTACAGATTTATAACGAAGGAGCGCCCCCGAAGGAGCGCCCCCCACGCCACATCTAGCCTAGGGCTAGTCCACAAGCGCACTTGTGGTCGTATTCGCTGTGCTGTCCAAACACATCTTCCTGAGCGTAAATACCAGACTTCTCGTCTGCGTAGTTCTTCCCAAGTTCGTGCTGAACGCCACGCTCTGCGAGAAATTCGTGAGCGCACTTAGCGCAAGCAACATCAACGAAATCGTTGTCCACGATTTCCCAAACATTGTTGGTTTTCATATCAATCACCCCATCTCCCCCAACTAGTAGTTTTCCTGAACACATAAATTATTACGCACAATTGAACAAAAGTCAAGCACATTTGAAAAGTTTTTTTTTTATTTTTATTTCGCTGCGACGCAGCAAATCATGATTTCTAATTTGATGCGATTTCCTGAGGAAAGATAGGGTCGCTGTTTTTCCATGTATTCGCTCTGCGATTTCCGGGAAAAAGAAAAGCCCTCGAAGATTAGTTCCAATCTTCGAGAGCGTTCCTCTTTTGAGCATCTCTGGTTCTGTTGCGTTTAGTTCGTTTATCTTCTTGAACTCCAAACGCACTTCCTCTATGGATATCTCGCATCACCACTTGAAGTGCGAACGCCTCAGCGTTGCGTCTTGCTTGGTTCGCTTTATTTAGTGCTGGTTGCTGTTTCTTTTTCTTAGGCATCTTCACACTCCTTCCGTTAGACATTTACTATAACATACATACGCAGACTTGTAAAGTCTATCCGTCAAGTTTCCCAAGCCTGTCTAAAGGCGTGCCGTCAAAAGGGAAACCCCCTAACCGTTGGGGGGAACAGTTAGGGGGCGTGCCGTCAGGAAACCAAACAAGAAAGACTGACGGCGTAGCAGGGCGTGCCGTTGGGGGAAACGCACGCCGTGCTAAGTCTAGAAGTTTTCGTTTACCCAAGCAAGTAGGTCTTCATACGGCGTGCCGTTCGAAACCAACTTGAAGAGTTCCTCGCTCTCCGACAACAACTCTACCGACACGGTTGATGCGTCGGAAAGTTTCCAAAGAATTAGTGATGCGTTATCTGCCATCTCTTACTTCCTTCTACTTATAAATTGCTACGGTCAGTTCCCGCTCCACACTTTCGTATGTGTCGAGAGAACTCATTTGGATACGGTGTCCCGCCTCAATAATAATCTGATGTAGCGGGATTTGAATAGCCTTGGAGATTGAATTCAAAATCTCGGAAGAAACTTCCTTCGACCCGCGCTCGACCTCACTAAGGTATCCAAGAGAAACGCCCGCCTTGAAAGACAACTGCCTAAGCGTTAGTTTCTTTTCGACTCGGAGTTCTCGCAGAACTTCTCCTAGGGCATAGCGAAACTTCATTATAGCCACGCCCCATTGTCGCCATCACTAACAGGAAGTTCCTTGCCATACTTGTTAGAAAGTTCCTTAGCAAAGGCGATAGCCTCGCCTAGCGAGTGGATTGGCTCTGAGTAGTAGTCTTTGTCGTTTGCGTCGTAGACCTCAAACCAAGAGTTGTTAATCCAAGCGAAGACTTCCTCGCCCTTCTTGTTCCAAGCGGCGAGCGCGGCATCATCTTTAATGCCAATGTCTGCGAGTTGGTCTGTGTAGCGAATAACTACTTCGTGCCCTTGGTGGATAGCGTGGATACGCATCTCGCCATTACGAACTACATAGAAACGCTTGTTGGTGTCAAAGTCCCACACAGTTTCTACTCCAGCCTCGTTTGTGTAGAAGGCTGAGTCCTGTGGTGCTTTAGTTGCTGTCGTCATTTTGTCTTTCTTTGTTTGTTTAGTTTCTGTATTCAGTTATAGAGATATGTTAGACAACTTCTTCTGTGTTGTCAAGTTCATCTTCAGTATTCGGCGTGTCGCCTGAGATTACTT